GCAGCTCTCTGCAGGCAGAGTTCGGCAACCACTTGGCGTTACCTACGTCTCTTTCTTTCTCTTGGCCCTACGCCTCCTTCCTTCCTTTCTGACCACTTAGTCAACCAACCGCAGTCGATCTTTGTCAGTGCAGAGACCCGGACCGTCACCGTAGAAACCGTGAACGGGCAACCGCCCGAACACGCAGACTACAGGTCCCCGCCTCCGCCCTACTAACCACCTGCCCTCGAAAGGGCAAGGAACCCTCGCGGGTCACCCAACGGGAAGAACTCAATCAACACTGGGGGGGTGGGTTTCGAGCCCGCTACCTCTAGGGTAACGTGCCGGGGAGACTAATCTCAACCCGGCCAGAGTGACTCCCGAAGGAGGCTCCTTCACACTCACTAAGTCCTTACTAAGAAGGCGAGCAACTCATTCCAAGCGGCCTGCTTCCTCAAGCCTGGCGCTGACACTCGTCACGCCCCTCACTACCAAGCCCCCCACACAACATCTGGGCGAGTCACCGCGTTACTTCGCGGTCCGCAACCATACAGATTCAAGTGGACTGCCTCAAGGGCTGCCTTTTCCTCTGTACGCATACACGGGGGTTCCCCCTCAACCTTTCCATTGCGCAGGCGGCACCAATCAGCCTGACCCTCCTCCACCGAATCCTCGTACGTGGGTAGGATCTCCCAGTCCGACGGAACTTCCTGTGATTGCAGGACACCGTCAAAGACCGGGATTTCCTTCTCCCCACCGAAAAGGGGCCGGAAAAACCTCTTCCTCCGAACTCTTCGCCAACTGAAGTCATCCGTAAGGAAGCTCCGCAAAGGTTGACTACGGATAGACGTCATCGGGCGTCTGATACTCGACAACTGCAGGCAGTATCGAATAGCAGACCTGACCCTAGTCTCCCGATAATCAACCGTGAACTTCCAGGACGCCATCTGACGATCGTTAAGAAGTCGCAGCTCAGGACCTAGCCTCTCCTCGGCTACCATGGTAACATGGGAGCTCTGGAGAACCACATTGTGTGGAACAGGAGCAATAGGCAGCTGGACAATCGAAACGTCACGTCCGACGAGACCGAAGATCCTTGACATTCTGAAAGCCAAAGAACCACGGAAACCCAGCTCATCAGGGAAGACTCGGGCGGATCTCAAAGCACCTAGATGCCAAGAGAAAAACGTCCGAGCCGCCTTCCAAGCGATTTCCGTGGGCTGACCACGAACGAAGGAATGAAAAGAGGCGCCAAGAGAATTGATGAACTCGACCGAGCGAAGCATCCCGAACCTCAGGGTCGGCACCACGAAAAGGTGCCCAGACGAGTCCCACTCAAAAAGAGTGGAATTCAAAGACCCGTAGGACGGGTCGACCGAGGTCTTTGTCTCCTCCACTTCGAGGCCGAGTTCCATCACAACACGCATCCATCTCTGCGCAAATCCGACTGGGGCCTGGAAAAGGATATCATCGCCGTTGATCAGAAGGGGCATGCGAGCATGACCCTCTTCCCGCCTCGCGTATTCAAAACTAAGAAAATTCTGAATACAGAGCAATGGGAAGGACAGATAAGATCCCATCATCTGACCACGACTAACCTCAAACTCCAGACCACACTCGAGATTGAACAAAAGAGGCCGTAGGATAGCCATAGCGTGATCTTTCACAGACGTCGGCACAACAGCCGACGTCTCCAGAACTACGCTAAGGATAACTTCCGCCACCTCCAGAGATAGATTATCGGTCGCGGAACGATAATCTCCCGACACCAACTCCCCCCCGGCATCCCGACGGAAGCCGGCCCGCGCTAACTTCTCAGCAGTAGGGTCACCACGACAGAGCCACTTCGCGGTACGCGAAAGGTGCTCATAAATTGACTTATGAAGTGGTCGGAGACAGAGCTCCTCCGACGAAAACTTCGTAAGGGGTCGCGGCTTGCCCGCGGACTGAACGACCATGAGCTGCCCTTCACAGGCAGGAAGCTCATAGGGCTTAAGCCCCAGGGTCCGGTCGATCAACTCGACCTGATCCTGGACCGCCCCCATACAACCGCCCTCGAGGCGGGATGAGTCGACAGTCCCTGCTAGGCCCGGGGTATTCGTATAGACGAAGCCAGGGTAAAGAGAAGCATCCCATCCCTTCCGGAACAGACGCTGAGTCTCTCTTCTGACAAATCCGAGATACCCACCGGGTAAGGCGCGGGGGGGCTGGGAAAGCCCACGCGCTAAGGACCGCATCATATCTTCCTCCATACACTTGCACGAGCAAGGGAGGAGCTTCTTAATTGACTGAAAGGCCATGATTTCCGACTGAACGGAAGAGGGACATGACCGAAGAAGCTCCTTCACTGCCTTCTGTACCGAGGTACAGGAGGTCAGCGGAGGGTCGAACCGAAGGAGGTCTCGACTAAAGATCTGACACCATGAAGTGAGGGCCCGCTGAACTGTGTTGACAGTTCGGGCCATTGACTCGCGGCAGCGCCGCGGAGGCTTACCAGGACAACCAGATCCCATCCGAGCAAAGGCAAGAGCCTATCAAATGCAAGGAACCAGGGTGCCGCAGCTTATTAGTCCACGAGGACTAAT